TAGCATTATCAAAAAGATAAACATCATACCATTTATTATTATAGTAATCCTGTTCCTGCAATCGATAATCAGGTTTACCATTGAGTTCAATAATCCCTTTCTCAACGAATCGAAAAGGGCCCCTTTGAAGTAGAACCTTAGTCTTCGTCATCGTCACTCCTGAGTTGTTGGTTTAACAGATAAAACCATATTACAGCCATTACCATGATTAAGGCAATCCTCACAGATCCCCATGAGGTATCAATCATCCTTTCACACTTTGATCCGAAAGAGGAGCTCCTGGTCCACATGCCTCTGGAGGATTATAATCCTCATCAAAAGGCGATTTATCTATGATACCTGCATTATGCAAACATTCGTCTAAAAACATTTGCGCTCTTTCGTCTTCAGTCATTAACTACTCCAGAAGTTTGAAGATCTACGGCCAAAGAATCTAATAGAATCTCATAATCATCCATTGGATCTCCTGAAAAAACTACACCTTCCCTTTCATAAAATCGGCGAACCTTTTTATAAAGTTTTGGGTTTTTTACATCAAGATAAAAATCTCCGTAAACAGCACCACGAAGAGTGTCTACGTCTTTTCTAAACTTTGAAGTAATTGTCATTTGTCTGATTGAGTACATACTAATTATAATAGAATCAAATGGGGAAGTCAAGGACCATCGCCATGATCTGTCATAATACGATAGTACTCATCATCGGATATTTCTAATGTTCCATCCTCTATCCCATTAGTTACGATGACTTCTTCTCCTTCTTCTACTCTCTCAATAATCCCTTCAGGATCATCTTTATATTTTTCAATAGTTATTTTTTTCATGCTGATACTCTAACCGGCTCCATACGTAAGAATTGTTCATTATTGTTGTAAAATAATTTATAATTTTCTGTTGTAACGTAATATCCTTTCACCTCATTACCATCACAATGCCATCCATATCCAGTAACTTTTTCTCTGCACCCATCAATAATCAATCTCTTCTGTGGGTTAGTTAAGTATGATTGGTATCGTTCGTCTAAGTTGATCATTGGTTTTGGGGATGGAGTTTATAGAAGAATACTATCGTGGTCCGCATGATAGGGCAATGGCGTGAGGGGGCAAACCCCTTATGATCGTTACATGGTGTAAAAATTACCCCTCTATTGGGTATATATGGAATTGTTTCATACTGACCTGGGCCCAGACAAACGACAAACTGTCCACCCCATTCTTGATTCCACTCAGGTTCAGTGAAAATCAATAGGCTGGTATAAGATTCATCTGGATAGTCATTATGAAAAGATGATTCCTGACCAAACGTTTGGCCATTTATATTCATTCTTAAAAATTCAAGATCTTGAAACGGATAATATCTTTTAATTTTTAAGATTACATCATGAGCAATCATTCTAAAATAATTTATATAATTCGCATCAACCTTTATCCAAAAAACTTTATCATCCTTAACATCAGAATAATTAATCAATTGCCAACCAGTATCAAACTCCTGTTGTATGTGCAATAGGGTATCTCTGGGTAAAATATTTTCAATAATAATAGGTTTCATCTAATTTCAAAATCTAGTTTTTTAATCTTCCTCCTCTTTCTAGATTCTTGCCATAGCAAATCATTATCCGCCAAAACATTTTTCTTTTTCTTTCTTGGATATGCATTAATCATTTCAATTTTATCCAAATCATTAGCTGTTACCTTATTATCACATACTTCCATTCTATTACTACACCCACAAACTTGTATCTTTGGAGCACTTACTAATTGTTTGTTACAAACTTTACACCTAAAAATGTACTCTCGTTCCATCTTAACCTCTTAAAGAAAACTTAAACGTTACACTAGTTCTTAACTTATGACAGTATCTATTTGGCGCTGAACTACAATGTAACCAATGTGCTGGAAATAGCACTGATCTATTGGGCATATATTCATATCTCTCCCATTTATTCCTTCGGCTTTTATTTTCAATAATAAGATCTCCACCCCAATGTTTATTCCAAGACCCACATGAAAACAAAGAAAATGTAAAATCACAATCATCTGAATGAAAACTATCTTCCAATCCATAAGTCTGACCTTTAACATACCAACCATTCTCACACAATTCTTTCTGAATTGCTCTCTGAGCCAGCATTTTACATTTAAAAGATTGTCTATAAAGATAAAGGTTAGGAATATGCCAAAAAGAATCACTTAATCTCCATTCGGGAGAATCAAATTGATTTTCCAAATCATCAAATTCATCTTCATTTAACGTTTCTTCAAATACTATTGGATAGTTTACCATCCCCAAGATACCATATTATATCTAGTACCCTTTGTTATCGGTTTAACTTCATGTGGGTACAAAAACAATGAAGGGAAACACATAAAATCTCCAGCTTTTAATTTGTAAGAATCTCCAGCTAGTATAAGTTCGCCTCCTTCATAATCATCATTCAATCCAACTATCATTGATAATATAGGAATGCCAGAATTAGTTTCATTTCCCCATAATTTAATATGATCATAATGTTTATGCATTGACGTACCTTCTTGATACTTATTAAATCTAGGAAAATAGAATCTATTCACAACTGTTTGACCAGGAAATGTAGTACATCCCTTAAGTTCAGCAAATTTATTATACTTATCAATAGAATCTTGAATTAGTTCAACCAATAAAGGCGATCCTTCTTCATCTGGATTTGTATAATAAACTTCTGGTTCATTATCCTCAAACTGAGGAAAATTATATTCAGACTCATACCTTATCCAATGATGTCTTTGCCAACCTGGTTTATTGGCAAAGACATCTAATATCTCATCAGCTTTGGACTTATCAAATTTAAATATTTTAACAAATTCTTTAAGTTCCATCGGACATAAGATATTCTACAGCATTTTTTATATCTTCAAATGCATCATTTAAACTATCATGTTCTCCAACTTTATAATTATCACCAATCCCATAGTTATGAGGATTAACATCTGTAACATGCCAACGCCACTGTTTGGTGTCTTTAGAATACCAAAGTTTTACTTCCATACTAATTACCTCCATCGGTTTTAATGAATCCTTTACGAACCAAATACTTCCTCGTTAAAGGAGTAGGTTCATAAACATCCCACATCGCTACATTAGGGTCAGCACAAACTTTTAAAGCTTTTGCTGTTTGATTTTTCTTATGAGCAGCCCATCGCGCTTCTGCTTCATAAGGTTGAGCATTGGGAGCATGAGCATAATCTATTTCTATACCAAGCTTCACCCAATCAGGAATCTTTTCCTGATCCCATACAATGCCAGTATATGTATTATCTAGCGATCCTGCCATACAATCCTGTACAGCATGCCATCCTTCATGTCTAATAGTCTGAATAACAGATAACGGATTATATAAAGTATCCTTGTTTATAAAAAGATTATTACCAGCAACATTATAAAGTCCTCTTGTAGAAGGAGTAAAGTATTTAGTGTCAGCAACGAATACTTTAATACCAAGTTTATCAAAAGAATCAAAAATACTATTCAATTCTGTTCTATACTGTATATACTTTGGACCCAAATCTTTCCAGGAATTAACTTGTTTAGTGCCGTCTTTACATTCCATAAGCATCATACATCCCATGGCATCATTCGTTTTCCAACCCTTTACTTTAGGATCAGATCTACTAAAAGCAGGGGTACAAATTAAAGTCGCAACTAAAACCGTTAGTAATCTTTTCATACATACTCTACATTCTCTACGAATATAATCGATATTTTCAACGGAGGCAACCCATCTCAAGTATAAATACTCGTTTGAGAAATGTTAACAAACCCTGACAAGTTGCCTATATAGTAGTAGAATATGGAGGAAGATGCATCCTTAACTTCTTCGTTATGATTTATAATTGTTCAAGTTACTTAGTGGAGACTCACCAATGCACAATTTAATTTCCTACAATCAATTAGCCGGCTGGAAAACAAAGGAGGGAACTGTCGAAGAAGCAACACAAAATGATCTGATCAGCGATTATTACAACTGTCTAATTGAATGTGACGAGAATCAAAACGTGTGCAAGAGAATCTGCAGTGACATTCTAAGATAGACCACAAAGATTAGTATATTCCAAGGAGGGCAAAGACCCTCCTTTTTTTTATGGAGAATTATCCTCCTGCATACTTATCCCAACTTTGTTCTGCAGAATCAATAATCGCCTTTTTCATATCTTCTATATCCCATTCTATTTCCTTTTCTTCTTCAGGTCCATCTTCCTTTTTAGATTCTTTATCCATTAGGTTTAGAAGAAACAACAGGGTTCTTAGTCTTATTAGTTAATGTAATAAATTTATCTGCTGCAAATGTTCCGGCAATATTGACAGAAATTTCATCTCCGTCTTCCCAAATTTCCTCACCATTCTTCTTACGCATATCCAAAGCTTTCTCTAATGCGTCAATAATTTCTTGTGTAATTTTCATTTATGCAACCCAGCGGTTAACCGTAAGTTCTATAGAATTATCATTCATTTCCCATTCCTCTGCTACCTGCCATCCTTCTTCCTTCATAGTATTGTGAATGGTCATTCTTGCATACTGTTGGGTCACTTTTTCAATAAACCTTTCTACAGGAACATCTAAATCCCAAGTATCCAGTTCAGCAACTAACTCATAGTTACCTGTATTCTTATTCAAACGAAATCCAATATCATTTCTAATAGCAACCTCTGCAAGAAACTCTGGATGCTCCTCTGCGTGAGATGGATTATTAATAACCAACTGTTGATTCTCCTGAACATCATGTCCCATGAGTTCTAGTGCTTCAACCAAATAAGGTCGTTCCTTAATCTTAGTCTTGATGCATGTGAAGTGTGACATGATCCTCGGTAGTTTGTTTTTGATCATAATATTCGGATTTCACCTCTCTATAATTTAGTGCGCCAAGTTTTTCTTCAATACGTTCAGTAAGTTTCTCACAATTAGGTCCAACAACACCTATAACTTCTTCTGTTACAGTACCGTCCTGTTTGATAATAAATTTAATAGTCTCTTGTGCCATTTGTTATATCCTTATGTGTTATTTATTGTTGCCAATGATAATGGTAGAAATTACCTCTCTTATGGAACATTGGATCTTCGTCTGGCACTCTCCAATATAATTGCGACTGTCCTTTAAAATCTGTTCTACCTTCCAATTCTTTTATAGCCGAACAAACTTCCAATTGACCTGCAGGAGAACTGAGTTTCGCAAGTAACTTAGGATCAACAGTAGAAGCAGGTTCTGCATATTGTCCAGGAGAATGTATTACTTCAATTACGGAATCTTCAAAAAGAGGATCTAAGACCCTATTCATTACAGATGCCGCAACAGCATATTCATCTTTAGTATTTCTTGCCGCCTCTACTTGAACTAACTTTGTTATTTCGATATATTCAACTGGGGTAAGTGTTGCATATGCTACACAAGCTAAACCAAACATACTCATTCAATGGTAAAAATTTCTAAATCCTTTTCATCCTCAACTTCGAGCCATTCTTCAAACTCTTTATAAAGAGCATTGACATCACCAACTTTGGACTTAGGGTTAGTAATTTTCTTACTAGCCCATTTGGTAATGTCTCTTACCAAATCCTCATCCTTCAGTGGTGGGGAAGTAGTCTTTTCTGAAGTATCGAGAGAGGATGTTACTATTGTAGTATGCGGGCGTGCCGTCGTCAAGCGATTCGGTAAGGACTCCATTGACGAAGAGTTGTTTTGTTTCTTCGAAGTTTGTTTTGCCAACTGTGTGATGTAAGCTGAGGATAACTCTGCTAAAGTTATGTCTACCCAGTTGTCGAATCTCTTCTTTAAGTTCTTCAGAGGACCCATAATAATTTTTCCAATCAGATTCAGATTTTACTTTACGTTTTTTACCTCTTGGAGTTCTAAACTTCCAGAAATATTTACGGCCGATGTACTTCCTGCCGGTTTGAACATTAGTAATACAGTAGACGAAACCGAAGAAATTGTCAATATCGTCAGAAGTAAAAGTTGCACCCTGATATGTCCAGGGGTTTTCATAACCTCTTTCACCCACTGAGGTCTCTGTGGTGGCTTCCAATTTCCAATTTTAAATGTCATAAAAATATTTATTACGCTTCGTACTTATACCAAACGTCTCCATTATTACCACTACTTGGATCACTAGTAGAAACTGTCCTAGTTCCATTACCATTCGATCCAAGAGTTCCAGCACCGGAAACAAGTATTGTGCATGTAACAGTTCCTGTACTTGGGTTATAATGGAAATCTCCATCCGATTCTAATCCCACATTTCCTGTAGCAGATGCATCCTCAATAAAGGGAATAAGATTATTTTCATTGGTACTCTCATTATCAGCTACATTAATATGATTAGCGTTTGTAGCCGTGGTAGCAGTATCTGCATTACCAGTAACCGCACCAGTTAAATCTCCAGCAAAACCTGTCGCCGTTAAAACCCCTGAAGAAGAATTGAAGGTAAGGTTTGTACCACTCTTAGGTGCAAGGTTGCCAGTTGCAGCCGTTGTAAAAAGGACATTACATGACGTATCTGATGACTCATCAGCAACAGTAACATTAGTTGCTGTCGTTGCAGTATCCGCATTACCAGTGACTGCGCCAGTTAAATCTCCAGCAAAACCTGTCGCTGTTAAAACCCCTGAAGAAGAATTAAAAGTAAGGTTTGTACCACTCTTAGGCGCTAAGTCTCCAGTAGCTGCTGTTGTAAAAAGGACATTACATGATGTGTCAGAACTTTCATCTGCAACTGTAACATTAGTCGCTGTAGTTGCTGTGGATGAATTTCCAGTACATGATCCAGATGATCCAGACGTATTACCAGTTACATTACCAGTTACATCCCCAACAAAACTTGTCGCAGTCAAAGCTCCTGAAGAAGAGTTGAAGGTAAGATTAGTTCCTGTCTTAGGTTCTAAGTCTCCAGTAGCTGCTGTTGCAAAAACTGGGAAGCAAGTTGTATCAGATGATTCGTCTGCTAATGTTATTTCTGTTGCAGTAATAGCTCCTGTTAAATTGCTTGCTGCTAAGGAACCAGAAAAACTGGTAGAAGTTACAACCCCAGAAAATAATACTCCTCCATCGACTATAGTAAGTCCTGCGCCAGCTGAGGAATTAAATGAAGAGGCAGTTATAATACCAGCATTAACAATATTTCTACTATCGTCAATGATAGTAGAACCTGAAATTTTAATTGCCATTTTCGTTTATACTAGGCTTTTTTATATTTATTAAACTCTTCCTTAAGTTCATCAATTTGGTTCTGTTGATCCTTTACTACTTCTATCAACAAACCAATTAATCCATTATAATTAACAGCCTTAGGATCACCATCACTTACCAATTCTGGTAGAACAGTCTGTAATTGATCAGCAATAACACCAAGAGATGGTTTATTATCCGACTTCCAATTAAAGGAAACACCTTCAATCTTTAGAATTTTTGTTATTGGATCTTCAATAATCTTAATATTAGTCTTCAGTTTAGCATCAGATGTAGTATTAAAATCTGTTGCTGAAGCAGTTCCTGTTACGGTAAATCCTCCAGATACCGTTTCAGCAACCTTACTATTATCATAGTACAAATCTACTGAACCATCACCAGTAAGAATAATACCTCGTTCCCCACTCTTAGGATCTATTCTTAATGTACCTGTAGTATTTACGATATAACTATTAGTCCCATCATGATATAACTTCAAATCATTACCAGCACCTATCTGAAGATTTGTCGAATCCGTTGGTATATGTACACCTGCTCTTGCAGTAACGATACCAATTGAATCTACACTAGTAACATCTTCATATGTAATAGTTCCACCAACAGTGATATTTCCATCAACGTATTGATTTCCCTCAACATATAATGCGTAATCAGATCTTGATGTTGTTCCAACACCTACCTTCTTAGTAGTACTAATACCAACACCATCAGAATCCCATGTTCCCCCACCAGCATTAGCAATTGTTTTCCACTTAGAATTTGAAGCATCATATGAAAGAATG